GTACAAGAAATTTTGGTACTGGAGGTTGGGATTGGTACAATAGTGCTGGTACTAGATCTTACTGGGGCGATGACGCCGGTAATTTTACCGCACTAACATCTTCAAGATCACCAATATTCTACGACACCAATAACACTGCTTATTATACTGACCCTGCTACTTCAAGTGTAATGTTTGATCTTGATATTCGAGGCGAAGTCTACAACGACGGTTGGTTCCGTAACGATACCAGCGGTAAAGGTCTGCGTAATACTGCATCCGGTGCTGAGTGGTATTCAAACAGCGGATACTGGAAAATGCATTCAGCTGGCAATGCCTATGGAGGTATCGCAGCCTATGCAACATACGAAGCTACCCTAAAAGGCTATCTCGGTTATTGGGATGCTAACGGTTTTGGATTGTTAAACAGTTCAGGTAACTGGCAGGTACGTATTGAATACGGCAATGCCAACATGGAACTGTATCGTATTACCTATTTGGATGATGCACGAGCCAACATCTACTATGATAGAGCTAACACAGCATATTACAGTGACCCGGCTAGCACTGGTAACATCAATGTAGAAACTTCAAACCAGCTTAATTTTGGTCTATTAAACAACAAATATCAAGGTGGTAACAGTGGTATAGCAACACAGCCATATGCCATCTATCAGGAAACAGGCGGATGGACTAGCCCGTACCCAGATTTGAGAATTGCCAACCATACTGGTCTTAAATTTGGTGCCAACCCCAGCTACGAAGGCATGCGTTTCTACAGCGATTACGATATGAGTTCGCTGTTGTTTCAGGTCAACGGCGGCAGTAACTATCTGTACAAATATGTTTGGATGTACACCAATACCACTGGATTTTATAGTGATACCAACGGTGCTCATTGGTATCCAAACAATGCCAGCTATGGTTCATGGCGCAGTGACGGCACTAGAAACGGATGGGGCGGCATTGAATTCAACGGTCACACCAGTCTAATGATGAACGATGATAGCTACGGTTTCCATAGAAATGCTCAGGGTTGGAGATTCTATGTCACTGGTGGTAACGGCTACTTCCCAGGTGAAGTTACTGCTTATTGGTCAGACCGAAGACTAAAAGAAAATATTCGAGCACTGGATTCCGGAGAAGGACTAGCACTAATTGATAGATTAGTACCTTCTAGATTTACCTGGAAAAAAGAAGCTGAATATGTTACTCAAGATGCTGTATATGGCGGGCAAGAAGAGGTAAGTATGATTGCTCAGGAAACTCAAGCAGTCTTGCCTGTAGCAGTAAAAGTTAACAAAGTTGGTAAAAAACACATAATTGACGGGGAAGAAATCAAAGATTATCTAACCATTAATTATGATAAAATTACTCCATATCTTGTACAGGCAGTTAAAGACCTTAAACGAGAAATTGATGAATTGAGACAGCAGTTAAAAGGAAAATAATAATGGCATTAGTCAAAGCATATGAATTAAAAAACGGACTAACAGCTCCTAACGCTTATCACATTATCACCAAGGTTGATACTGTTAAGCGACCCAGCGATGATATTGACCCAGCAGGCGCCCGCCCAGAAAATGCACCAGACCATGCATGGAAAGCAGGTTGGTACGGACGTATTGCCGTAGCTATCTATCTAGATAAAGCAGCTAGAGACGCAGGCAAACCACCAATTGCAGCAATATCTGTTAATCCTACTGATGCACCTTCATTGTTTGAAGGAGAGCGATCAACTGATCAGAATTTAAATTTTACAATCGATATTAATAGTAGCGATAGTATATTAGATCAAGCCTATGCACATTTAAAAACATTGAGTAAATGGCAAGGTGCTACAGAAGCATAAAATAAATATAGGAAACGTTTGGAGAAAATATGGCTATTAACTACACATGGACCGTTACGGGAATTAAGACAACTACAGAAGGACAACATCAAAATTCTGTAATTCAAACTTATTGGAAAAAAACTGGCACTGACGAAAACGGAAACACTGGCGAGTTTTCTGGCGCAACTCCTTTTACCGCAGCCAATGTTGATCCAGCAGACTTTGTTCCGTTTAACGAACTAACTGAGGAAATTGTACTAGGATGGATTAAAGCGGTAGTTGTTGGCGATTACGAACGGCATGTAAATGCACAGATATTAAAAAGTTTAAATGCGTCTGCTATTGTAGAACAACCTCTTCCTTGGGATCCAACAAAAGGAGTTGTCGGAACTCCTCAACCAGCAAATACTCCTTAATTTTTAAGGTATTAACTACGTATATAAATAATCTCATATAACGGAGTATTCTATGAATAACAAACTACATTTAGAACTAGATCTTAACGAATTAAACTTAGTAATGGGCGGCCTAGGTAAATTACCCTACGAGCAATCATTCCAAGTTGTTGATAAAATTCGTCAACAGGTTGCCCCTCAAATACAAGAGCAGCAACAATCTAATGGATTCACTGCAATGGGTCCTGGTAAAGAATAAACAAGGATAAATTAGCAACAACCTACACATGGGACATTGAAAATGTAACAATACTTGATTCCCATAACGGTAACGAAAAAGTAGTTTCTCGTGTTGTCTGGAAATGCACTGCAACAAACGATACAGGAACCTCAAAAAGTCAAATAGGTGTTGTGGATTTAGATATCAATAACATTTCTACAGACTTTGTTCCTGCATCCCAGGTAACAAAACAGCAAATCATCGATTGGGTAACTGCTAAAGTTCCTAAAACAATGATAGAAAATGATCTAATGCCAGAAACTACCACTGTGAGTTTCTTAGAGTCTAACTTAACTGACACTATCACAGATCAAATTGCTGCGGTTGAAGCTCGACAAAACAACAGTTAATATAAATGAACGGCGAATGGTCGTATATCAAAGGGTATTTTACTCCCGACGAATGTGACTTTATAATTTCTCAAGCAGAAAAAATTACCGCATTTGACGGTGTTGTTGGCGATACCGGTTCAGTTGATAATCAATGGCGTAGAAGTACAATACGTCCTATATTAAAAAATCAAGATTGGCATTATCTTTTTGACAAAGTAGATCAAGCAGTGGCAAACATAAACAGAGAATAGTTTAATATTGCCTATGATTTTTTACCTGGAATACAGTTTGCCTCTTACAACGAGTCAAATCAAGGCTGCTATAAACGGCATCAAGATGTATTCTTAATGTCGCCTAACAATACACATAGGAAACTAAGTTTTACAGTACAGCTATCAGATCCTACTACATATCAGGGCGGCGAATTAAAATTTTTCGATGTTGCTTTACACCCTGATGGGGCAAACATGCAAGCAAGAGGTACACTCTGTGTATTTCCTAGCATTATTTTTCACGAAATAACACCAGTTACGAAGGGCGTTAGGCATAGTTTAGCAGGGTGGTACGAAGGCCCTAGATGGAGATAAATAATATTATGATTACATATACATGGGAATTTCCAAGATTTTTAGCACACCCTACTCTTAATGGCCTTGCTAATGTAGTACATGGTATTGAGTTTATCCTATCTGCAACTGACGGCGAAGGCCATGGCGCTCAAGTGTTTGGAACTGTTGGTCTTTCAGAACCTAATCCAGATAATTATATTCCTTTTAACCATTTAACTTCGCAGCAAGTTTTAGAATGGGTAGAAGCAGCCATGGGTGAAGAAGTGTTGGGCGATTATAAAGATAATCTTGCTCGACAAATAGAACAACAAATAACACCAGTATCTGTTACACTAAACAAACCTTGGTAATTATTGAATAATATCTAATAGCAATTCAATTTTTGTTCTATTAGTTCTATTTGAAAGACTACGCTTAACACCTTGATGTAAAGGTTTAGGCCATTGATTTAAATCACACCAAGCATAACCTACATGTTCAGAATTTAGAGTAGGAATAAATTCTTTTTCAACAACCAACACATAGGTGTTAAATTGAAATCTTTGATCTTCACTGGTGAATAATTCTAATGGTATAGATTTTTTAATACTAGGAGTTTTTCCTACTTCTTCCTGCACTTCTCTCATTAGTGCAGCATAAACAGTTGAATCTGTTTCTTCTTTTTTGCCGCCTACAATACCCCAAGACCCTGCAGTCTTGCCTTGATTACGCAGCAAAAATAAAAATCTTTTAGTATCGCGGGCAACAAATAATCCGCCACTACATATGATATCTGTTACAGAACTAATCTCCATTCTCCTGGATAGTACATGCCATCAATACTCTTAGACCATTGTTCGCCGTCCCATTTGTATTGTGTGCCTGTATATGAATTAGTTATATAGACAATGTTCGTGACTTCTGCGGAATTGAAAATAACATTCCATTTAACGCCGTCCCATTGAATGATATCGTTAGCCGAAGCAACAACATCACTGTTGTCACTGTTTTGCCATGCACTGGGACCGTCAACATCATTACTTGATATATCTTCTAATATTAGATAACGAGTATCAATGCTTGGAGTACCTGGATTATAAGTCAACGGATTTACAATGGCATTGACTGTGCCCCTAGTATACGTTGAAGTTAAATCAGTGATATCTGTATTCAATAATGTTTCACCGTCATACTGTACATTAAACAAATCCATGTCACCTTCGTCTAAAGGATTAATACTTAGATAACCTACAATGCGATTTCCGTCCGGCTTGGTCAATTCAATGTGACTTAATCCTGCTCTAAATTTTCCAGGATACAGATCTACTAGCACACGCCAGTTTATTTTAACACCTGCTTTGACTTGAACATTTTCTAAATCGTCAACTGCTAGATTTTCACCTGCCGCCATTAGTTTTGCAGTATTATTAGTCATTAACACTGAAAAATTACCTGGAGTGACCACAACAGGTGATACAGGATTACTGAAACTTAACTGACCAGAACCAATAGTACCAGTAGGTTCAGTAAACACGTTGGCAATGATCTTAGTGATAATGCCTAATTTTTTAACCTTAGCAGGAGGACTAATCCATATAGGAGTAATAAATGTTAGGTTACTGATATCAATATCATTCTCTGTGCCCTGAGGAATCTGTCTACTACTCCAGGTAGTACCTGTTAACTCAACATAACTCAAACTGGTCCAATCAATATAGTTGTTTGTGGTTTGAATCTCCATTGCAGGTCTAAATAACACTAATATCTGCTCTAATATCTGTAATTTTTGATCTGTATTTGTTGACCACACATCTGCACAGAAGGTTAAATTGTAAGGACTTGGCATCAGTCGTTCAACAGTGTAATTCTCTCCCTGTGAGTTAGCGTACCCTTCTATAGTTTGACCATAGGTAGGGCTTTCTGGATTTTCATCAATATATCCGTACTGTCTTTCTCTGATATGCATCTTGCCAATGTATGTGGGATCTTGTAATCGATCACGAGCAAAGTCTAAACTTTTAATATAACAGGCAATAAATGGTGCAGAATTTAAAACGTTCTCACTGTTCTTTTTCATCACCCCAGCAACTTGTCTAGTCATATCTCCATACCGAACAGGTATTTGTGTAAGATTTCCACGAGCATCTTTGTAGGTAAAATTACTCATTAATCTCATAAACTGTGTTAGGTAACGACGTATTTGGCCATCATAGAAGTGTTCCATTATTTGTTTTCCTGTTCTTGTTGATTGACGCAAGTCTCACATTCGCAGTCTGAACAATAGTCACAATCTAAACAACTATGGCCGCAATGTTGGGGACAACCACATTTACATTTAAATGTATATCTTTTATAATTTTCAAAATCGTCCATATATTTCTCAAATTTTTTCATTTACATATCTGCCTGAGGTTTTTGTTTCTTTAGAGCCTTGCTTAGACTCTGTCTTTCTTCAATAATTTTCCCTGCAACAGTGGCAGTGTTATTGTTATTAATAAAACTACCTACCAAGTTATGTCTGGATAATGAATCATCAACTGGAATACCATTTACTGGCTTATTAGTCATAGTCATCCTTATATTGCTTTCAATATAAATCCAAGTACTTCCGTTATATCTAAACAATCTATTAGGTAGGTAATCTGTTCTTAAGTGATATGTACCTGCCGAAGGTCCGGACGGAAATGAAATTCCAAAACTATACGGTGCACCATTTGGCGGTATTCCGTCACCACCATCCGGTACTGGTGTAATATATACATCTTTATCAGGAGCTAAGAATACACTGGAAGCGTCGGCAACATGATCGTCTTCACTGGCATCACGGTCGGCAATACTAGCATCAAGAATACTTAATAATCCATCTTCTTTAGTTGGTAATACATAGAATTGTGTAGTGTCATATCCGCTGACATTGGCGTCTTCTTCTGCCTGTGCAATAATTTGATTATTAATTTCAATGTTCTTATTGTACATTGACATAACATCGCGTAAAGTATTAGTGCCGTCACCCGCATCCTGATCCAAGATTTGTTTAAATTCTTGGCTGTCAACTAACGGTTCACATTTGACACGAAGTAAATGAGGATACCATGTTTGACTATAACCTGTAGCAGCACGAGTAACATCTGTAATTACATAGAAACGTTTTAGAGCCACCATGTCATCGCCTAGAGCATACTCGTCTTTCAAGTGGGGCAATTCTAAAACATCACCGCT